ACTAAATAAAGAACTCGTAGCGGCTGGCAATCCAACCAAGTCGCACGAGAATAGCTCCAAAAATTCAGTCACCTCGAAGATGTCTTCGTCCGCATTGTACACCTTTAAGTCTAGGTCGATCACGGAAACGCCAAGCATCTCCGGTTCGTTTTCGATCATTCCTGTTATAAAGGTAATTTCGTTGGGGTAGGCTTTCTCAGCAGCCTCCGAGATGGTAAGGTCAGCGTATGCCACGCCATCCTCTTCAATAAAGTTAGAAAAACTTCCGATGTATCGGTCCAGCATGTCCGCACCGTTATGCGATCTACGAGCGTGGATAGGTCTCTCATTGCCTAACGCAACAAGAGATGCTATGGATTCCGGCTTGATGACGATCAAGGCTTCCTTCCATTCCCCATTTACTTCTTGTCCCCACGAGTTAGCGGTAGGACCTGCTTCGATAATTCGTAATTTCTTAAAAATCATAGTTGTTCCTAATTAGTTGCAAAGGTATCTATTTACTTAATTAAATTCTAAAACTCCCGTTTCAATTTGTTGCGGAATCTATCACCAGCGTGCGTCCCTGCTGAACATCGGTAATGTCCTGTACGGAGACGATAGGATTCGGAGAATTCTGTACACCGTCAACGAAGGCTAATGCGATAGCTGCGATTGTCTTGGGTGACAGATCAACGTCCTTCTTGACAGCCTTGTTCAGATTGGTAAGCGATTGCGAACTGAGCACATCGAATCCGCCACCGTCTGCGTACTTGTACACGCTGGAGTTGCCGAAGGATCTGCCACCATATTCCATGTTCAGAGCAGACAGCGCATTGATGGCATTGGATGCCCTGCGGTTGAGGATGTAAACATTCTCGCCACCTTCAGCCTCGAAACGCTGACCATTCGAGCCGGAGAACGTCACGCCACCCTGCGCATGGGACGGACCGTATATCTGACCGCCCTTAGAGTACTTGCGGACGTTGGTGTTGGTCTTCGGAACTTCCTCTTTTACCTTCATAATTGAGGCTACCTGTTTCAGTCCGGCTGCGATTACGATGGCTGCTTGGGCAACTCCCCAAATACCGCCCTGCGCAATAGCCTTAGAAGCACCGAGATATGTGTTGATCGTTGCCTGTGCCAGCGCAAACGCCTTTCCTGCTGCCGATTCCTGTCCCATGATGTTGGAGATTTGCCCGGCTACGTCAGCAGTCATCTGCAACTTGGTGTTGATCTCCTTCTTCTTTAGGTCTTCACGCAATTTGGCGTACTTGGCTTCGATGGCTGTAACGTCCGCACCGACCTTCTCGGCTGCGGCAACTTCTAGCTGACGGGCTGTTTCAAGATTCCTCGCCAATTTCTCAAAGTTGCTCGTTATGTTGGCTGCTTCGATAGCACGCTCCTGTTCTGCCGCCAAAGACTTCCGATTCTTCCTTGCTTCCTCTTCCTGCTTCTCCAATTCCGCTACTTTCTCACGGAAAACAATGTTCTGCTCCAATTTTATGTTGTCGAATTCCTGCTGCGTGATTAAGCCCTGCTGCAAACGGTAACGTTCCTTCTCCAAGATGGCTTGATTTAGCGTATCCATGTCCTCTAGGGCTTTCCGTTTGTCTACGATGCCGATGTTTGACTCACGTATCTTCAACCGCAAGTTGGTGATACCGTCCTCGTAGCTCTTGAGAATCTCGGCTTGGACCGCTTTCTTGGTCTCCGCCTCCTTCTTGGCAGCGTTTTCGGCATCTTTAGCTGCCTTTTCCTCGGCTTTTTTCTTGGCTTCGGCTGCCTTTTTAGCCGCATTTTCCTTCGCTGTTGCGACTGCATCGGCTGCTGCCTTCTCAATTCCGGAGGATTGGCTGATCAACTCGTTGCGTTGTGATATGTATTCGGCTTCTTTGGCTTCGATATCGGCTAATGCCTGTAGGCGCTCACGTCTTTGCTCGTCCGATTCGTAGCCATCCTGCTTTCTTTTATCTTCCAACAAGTTGTATCTAGCCACGAGGATAGCCTTTTCTCGCTTCGCCATCTCATCGAGAATCCTCAAGCCATCCTGTGCCGCCTTGTTTCGTTCATCTTCCGATTTGGTCTGATCCGAGATTACGTTCTTCAGCTTTTCTAGCTCCCTGCGTCTGCGAGCTAGAACCACGATGTTCTCCGATTCTGCGTTATAGATGGCACGTTCCTCTGATATCAGCCTCTTTGACTGCTTGATAGCTTCTACCATTGTATCCGGAATCAAGCCAAGCCAATTGTACAGTTTAACGTAAGCCTCTGCCAACCATTCGAAGACCTTCACCACCTGTGTGAACAGTTCCGCAACGGTGTTGAGTATCTTGCTGATCAGCGTACCGATAGGAGCGAGAAGAGTCTTCACGGATGCCGCCAATTCGGAGTTGCGGTCCATCAGACCTCCGATGAGCGAGATGACCGTGAGGATAGCCGAAGCGATAGCGACAAAAGGATTCGCCATGAGAGCAGCGTTAAATGCCTTGATAGAGGCGATACCGCCCGACATACCCTTGATCATTTGCCCGGTTGCACCCGTCATTCCACCAAGTTCCGAAGTAGCTTTCTCGATATCCTCCGCATAGTTACCCACGTTTCTACGGGTATCGCCTATGTCCTTCTCCAAGTCCTTCAGACGGTCCGTCAGCTCTTTGGTCTGAGTCACCAGCAGGCGACCGGATTCCTTAGTAGTACGTTCCTCGACAGACATCTTGTTCAATGCCTTCGTGTTCAACGCTAGCTGTGCTCTCATAGACTCCACGGTTTCCACGCCAGCGTTGACGATGGTAGTGTGTGCCTTGATCTGCGCAGCATTCTCGGACACGGCTGTCTTCATGTCGTTCAGCTTCTTGGTGTTGGAGATGATGTTCGTCTCTAACTGTTCCATCTGCTTCTTCGCTGCGGTCTGATCGATCTTGTTGTCAGCGTAAGCCTTCCGAACTTCCTCCAATGCTTTCTTCTCATTATTCAGAGTAGTGGTTAGCTGCTTCTTCTCCTCCGCTAACTCCAGCGACTTCTTGATCAATGCGTCCAAACCGTCTACCGCCTTCTCGGTATTAAAGGACACATCTATTAGTGTTACGTCTTGATCTGCCATTATTTTGTTCTTGCTAGATTAATTTTAGTCAATTTTACCTTACATTCCTGTGTGGATAGGTTGTAATCCGTGATCGAACGGACGTAGAAGAACGCATTTAGCTGCTTGAACCACACTATCCCGTTCTCCTTATAGTTGTTTTCGATGTGATAATAAGGTATTTTAGCCTTAATTGTCACGTCCAATGCGTCCGAAAACAGCCCGTAGTACTTCTGTAGTGACTGCGTGTACTCGATAGACTTGAAGTATTCTACCCAAGTAGACCCCGAACCTATCGCTCCTTTACGGATAGCGAATCTCGGATACGTACCGTTTTGAGGATACGGCACACCGGATTCCACGATGTCTCCCTTAGCCGTGAACGATGCCTTCGAAACCTGTAGACTCTTGAAGAAATCCCCGATCTTGAACACTGCGGTGTTCGGGAAGCCCTCAGAATCCTCGATCTTGTCGGTCGACAGGTAAAAGTCAGACCAATCCTGCCGGAACTCGTTGAAGGTTATCGGACCGTTGTTCCGATCCACGTTACGGGCATCGTCAGCGATCAGTTTGTACACGTTGACGATGACGTTCGTGTTTCCGCTATCATCCACGTTTGTCGTAAACTTCCACCCCCATTGAAATATCTTGCAGATATCGGTGAGATACGTTATGGCATCCGATACTCCGCAGTTACCCCATTCCTGTGTAAGCCCTGCGGTATTCTGAAGCGATGTTATCTTGCCCGACATGTTCACGGCTTCATCCGGTGACATGAAGGATGGCGGAAGCGCATTCAACTTATTGTAGTCATTGATATCCCGGCTGATGTAGAAGCCATAGAATTGATAGATCGGTATGTTCATGGTCGTGGAAACATACTTGTAACGTACTTGTGTGATATCGTTCTGATCGTCATCCTTCTGAAATATCGCCACCGTCTGATTGTTATACACAGCTTTGAGGACCACGTAGTTCAGCATCGTGCCCACCTCAGACATGTCCAGTGTGATGTATGCGTTGTTGTCCATAGTGACCACAGCCATAGTCGATTGAGTCACGCCACCCGGTGCTGTCATGGCTGTCCGAGTATCGTACTCCTTGATGTCTAGAGCGTTTCCTTTAAAGTACTTCGTACCGTCATCCGTCTCAGAAGCGTATCGCCAAAACACCGTGACAGACTTGCCTACGAGCAGATCGGAAATCGCTCTCTGACCCAAGTTCTCGATGATTAGGCCCGGTACATAACCACCGTAGTCGATAGCTGGGAATGCCACGGGAGTGGGAGATCCTAGTGCTTTCGTAATCAGATCGCTAGCCCGGAAGAACCGGGTATTGCCTACGTTCGAGTCGATAAGCGTAGCCTCCACGACTTCTTTGGGCAACTGCGACATCTTGAGATCCGACTGAGACAGCGCAACGCTGTAGCTCTCCTCATCGCAGGTCACCTTAGCCTTGAAACGCTTGTTGATAGCGATGCCACCTATGTAAATCCTAGCCTCGTACTTCATGTCACGTTTCACGTAACCGAAGTTTCGCATCTGATAGAAGATACCATCGTTTACCCGGTTTCTCGGTGCTTTGATGTTAGCCGAGTAGGTACGGGTAGACTCGCCAAACGAGTAGGGAGATGACGCATTGATGGAGAGTTTGACATCTGTCTTAGTCAAGCCCTCCAAAAATGTGCCGTTTATCTGTATCTTTATATCCATGTTAGTATTGGAATTTTAACGTTGCTGTTCTCGCCAAGCCGGATGCTGTATACTTGACTCCCGTAGTCGAGGAGCAGCGCATCTTGGTGTCATCGGGAACGCCATCCAAGCCCTTCACCGTAACGTCCGGAGACGTTGACAGGACATCAAGAGCGAACTTGTTAGCCTCGGTCAGTTCGAATACGCAGGTCAACTCTCGCTTAGTTATCGTACCACCGTCCAAGCCCTGTGTGATCGTAGGCTGCGTGCTCCAACTGTAGCAGGAGATCGCATCATAGGACCCGTAAGAGTTAAGCCAGCGCAGTGTGATAGCTCCGCATGCGGAAATCTCCTCCGGATAGAACTTCACGGCTGCTACAGATCCGTCCGGATTCTTGAGCGTGATCTTCTTGTATTGGCATGCATCCGATATTCCGTCGCCCTGCATGTAATTAAATCTGTCAACCGTTCCGTCTTGATAGATAACGTCTACATCATAGTCCCTATCATGGTATTGGCTGCTGATGAAGAAATCATCATCCAGCGTGTGGGCTAGTGGTGCTCTGCGTCCCAAGTCATCCCGGAAGTCCGTGTCGGCATTAGATACCCGGTTGATGTTGTTCCGGCTGGCTAGGTTCATGATCGGCATCCGGAACTGCTGTGTTTGCACGTTGGCAGTTAGGTTAGCTCTGTGAGTCAGCCCTAGTTCCACGGTGTACCCGGCTATCCGGTCCTTATATGCCGGGAGGAGCGGATAGAAGTGAGATGCCAAGTCTATCTCTATCCCGTTGACTGGTTCCAAGTTAGCCACGTAGAACGAGTCTAGGGAGGATCGGCATTGTATAAAGAAGTATACTATGATGTCCGTAGGCAAGTCTGTAACGACCAGCTTCAACGGGATGTTATCCCAAATGGACAGACATCCGGGATAGTTGTAGACCTGTCCGTCTGTGATACCTACGCTCGTATTTAGTCTAGGAATTGCTACTCTCATTGCGTTAATATTGTTAGAATTTTTGCTTTAATGATCTTATTTATATCCAGCGTTAACCGCTTCACCCTTTCGGGATTGATGATGTCGGAGACTACCCCGCCACCATTGTATTTGTTAGGAACCTTGATGCCGTCCCGCTTCATCACATAAG